AATGCAAGCGGATACGCCCGCCGAATTCCTCGCGAGGAATCGGATCCAGCATAAGATCTCAGGAAGCGAGGCCGTTCTAGATTGTCCCCTTTGCGGCAAGCCTGGACACCTTTATTTGAACCTCCGAACCTTTCTTTTCCATTGCAAGAAATGCGACGGGCGAGGAAACGAACGGCGATTAAAAACAGCCCTCGGGCTTCAATTCGATCTCGTCACGCCGACGGGGGATGACGTTGACACCATCGCCACGCGCCAGCTTGTCGCCGACTTGGCCGCGGCCCGCCCGCGGGGCGACGTAGAAACGTGGCGCGACAACCTGCAAACGCACCCGCTCGCCGAGGTGGCGCGGGGGTATCTACTAGGGCGAGGCCTGCCCCTGCCCCTATGCCATCGCTACGGGCTCGGCTGGGCCGCTGAGCCGGACGGGAGCGCCCCTAGCAGGCCGCGGCGTGTGGCGCCCGCTGAGCCTTGCGGGCCAGGCTGGATCACGATCCCCGCCTTCACGCGCTGGACGCCCGAGGGGCCGGCCTTGGATTCGGCCGCTTGTGTCAAATTGCGATCGGTCCCGCCTGCCCCTCGCGCCTTTCGGCGGCTTGTCGGCGGGGATTCTGTTTTATTTGCCCCGAACGGAATCAAGCCCGAGGAAACGATCCTAATCGTCGGCGGCGAGCTGGACGCCCTTTCCTGCGTTGTCGCCGGCTGGGCCAACGTTATCTCGCCGACAACGGGAGAGACAGCCTGGGCCGATTCGGCGACGGCCCAGCTTGAAGCCTGCGAAGATATTTGTATTGTTTTCGATTCAGATGAGGCAGGCCGCAAGGGCGCCCGAATGCTCGCCGACAAACTAGGATCGCGCCGCTGTAGGATCGGGGCGTGGCCCGCGGGCGTTAAAGACGCAAACGAAGCCCTATGCACGCTCGGCGAGGCCTTCCGCCCCGCTGAGATAGTCACAGCGGCGAAGGCCGCCGGCGTGGACGAAATTGTGCGGGTTAGGGACCTCCGCGGGGAATTCCTCGCCGAGCTTACGGGGGCCAGCCCGCGGGGCATATCTTCGGGCTGGGCCGCGCTGGACGGTTTGATCGGAGGCATTCGAGAGGGAGAGGTGACTTTGATAACCGGCGACACGGGATCGGGAAAATCCACCTTTGCGAGCGCGCTGGCCCTTAACCTTGCCAAGGCGGGGCTAGGTGTATTCTTTGCGCCATTTGAATTAGGGGCGCGGCGCCAGGTAGCGAAATGGGTTAGACAAACAGCGGGCGCCCCGCCGGATAGCCTGAGCCGCGGCGAGGTAGAAAGCGCCCTAGACCGGCTGGAATCTCTCCCGATCTGGATTCTGAAAAGATACGGATCAATTTCAATTGAAGCGGTAAAAAATACCGTAGGGTTTTGCGTCGCCCGCCTCGGCGTCAAGATAATCGTTTTAGACCATTTGCATTTCATGATTAAGGAAGGCCCCGAGGAACGGGCCGAATTAGATGGAATGCTAAAAGCCCTCGCGCAAATCGCAGTAGATACGCGGGCGAGCATTTTCGTTTTGGCCCATCCCCGACAGATTCCGAATTCAGGCGAAAAAAACGCCGACAACCGGATCGTCCAGCTTTCTGATTTGAAAGGCTCGGCGGGCCTTAAACAACATTCGGATAATGTCTGGTCCGTTTGGCGCCCGCGCAAATTCGATCGCGCTGAGGAAGGCGAAGCGGAAGGCCTGAGCAAGGCGATCGTTTATATTCTAAAATGTCGCGACGATTACGGGCGCGAGGGCCGCGCGGCCTTCGCTTACAGCGTAGCAGGCGCCACCTTTTCGGCGGCCCCGCAAACGTTCGCGGAAGGGGCAGGAAGCGGGGGGAAGGCGCCCGCCGCGATAGACCCCGCCACCATCCCCGAGCGCGGCCCCGTAGGGCCACGGCGCCGGCTTAAATTGACACCCGCGGCGGCAATTCCTGCCCCGCATTGGAGCGAGAGGGAGGGCTAGAAATGGAAAAGGTATTTTTCGGAATTGACCCAGGGAAGCGGGGCGCCATCGCGGGCGTAAATACAGCCGGCGAGATCGTCGCGCTGGCCCGATTCAGCGAGGCCGAAACCGACGGGCGGATCGCTTTGATAATCGGCGACACCTTGGCCGCCTTCCCTGAGGCCCAGATCTGCGCCACGATCGAAAAGGTAGGGGCTATGCCAGGGCAGGGGGTCACATCAATGTTCAGCTTCGGGCGTGCATACGGCGAGGCCGTCGGCGCCTTGATCCTTTGCCGCGCTCGCCTTCAATTCGTGAGGCCGCAAGCGTGGCAAAAAGACCTGAGCTTGACGGGCTACGGGGGCGACAAGGCTGGACACAAGCGAGCCCTTAAACAGGCCGCCGAAGCTTTCTTTTCGCGCCGCTTCACGCTGGACGAATGCGACGCCGTTTTGATCGCGGAATGGTCCCGCCGCTTCGGGAGGTTTGAAAATGTTTGAAATTCTGAATACTGCCACAATTGCCGCCGCTCGCCGTAGGGGCGGGCGCCTGAGGAATCAGGGAGGGGAGCGCCGGATTTGTCCACCGGCGCCCCCTTGCGACCCTTCCCGAGCTTGTGCGGGGGCCTTCCTGCTAGTGGCCCAGCCTGCGCCTAGCCTTGCGAGCCCTTGGCTTGATCTGGCCCTTTGCGGGCTCGCCGTTTCGCTTTTCGTTTCTACCGCTTGGATAATCGGAAGCCGCGAAATCAGCGGGGAAAACGAACGGGAGCGCGAGCGAACCCGCCAAATAAAGGAGGGAAATAAAAATGAGCAATGAATTTCAATTGAAGCCATCCCCGCCCGCGGGGAACATTCCCGATAGTGACACCTGGGCCACGCCCGCTTGGATCGTGGAATGGGTTAGGGAAACCGCCGGCTGGCCCGCTTTCGACTTTGACCCCGCTTGCGTCCCTGCTACCGCGAAGGCTCCCGATTATATCTGCCCCGATACAGGGGACGGATTGTGGGATCCGTGGCGCGGGTCAACCGTTTGGCTTAACCCGCCATATTCAAAACAAGCCCTATGGCTCGCGCGAGCGGCGAGGGAATGCAGGCTAGAAGGCCGGCGCGTCGCCGCGCTAGTTATGCCATCATTTGACGCCATATATTGGAGGTCAACCGTATGGCAGGAAGCCGCGGAAATTTACATGATCGAAGGGCGAATTGCATTTGAAATGGACGGCGAGCCGCGGCCAGGGGGGAACGTTCGATCGTGCGTGGTAATTTACGATCCGGCGCTGAGCATAGGCGCGAACGGCCCGCGGGTTAAATACCTGCGCCCGATTCCGAAGGGGGGCGAATGAAAAGATTTGAAATAAAAAACGCAGATTGTCGCGAGGTAATGCGCGGGCTCGCCGAGAATTCGATTGATTCAATTGTGACCGATCCCCCCTACGGGCTGGAATTCATGGGCAAGGGATGGGATCGCGGCGTCCCAGGGGTTGAATTCTGGACGGAAGCGCTGAGGGTATTAAAGCCAGGCGGCTACCTGCTAGCCTTCGGCGGAACCCGCACGTTTCACAGATTGACGGTCGCGATCGAAGATTCGGGTTTTGAAATTCGCGATTGCCTGAGCTGGATTTACGGATCGGGATTTCCGAAATCGCATAATATTAGCAAGGCGATCGATAAGGCCGCGGGCGCCACGCCCGAGGCCGCAAAATGGGAAGGCTGGGGAACCGCGTTAAAGCCGGCTTGGGAACCGATTATTTTAGCCCGCAAAACCCTACGCGGGACCGTGGCCCAGAATGTTCTAGAATTCGGAACGGGCGGCCTGAATATCGACGGGAGTAGAATCGAAGCCAGCGACAAAACCAAATTTCCGATCGGCGAAGATTACGCGCGCGCCGGATTCGGCGGAAATAAAAGGGAAACGCAAACGGAACACCTAGGCCGCTGGCCCGCAAACGTAATACACGACGGAAGCGAGGAAGCGATCGCGGGATTTCCGCAAACTACAAGCGGCCAATTGAAGCCCCATCATTTTTCGAGGGCCAGCGCGGCGGATTGTTTGAACGGTTCAAATCAGGCGCGCCATCCCCGCGCTGAATTCGGCGGCGATACAGGATCGGCGGCCCGTTTCTTTTACTGCGCCAAGGCGAGCAAGGCCGATCGCGACGAAGGCAATAACCATCCTACGGTTAAGCCCTCGGCCCTAATGCGCCACCTTTGCCGCCTTGTGACACAGCCCGAAGGCTTGATCCTTGATCCCTTTTCGGGCTCGGGCTCCACTGGAAAGGCCGCTTTGCTAGAAGGCTTCCGCTTCCTCGGCGCCGAGCTGGATCCCGAATATGCGGAGATCGCCCGCGCCCGTTGTCTCGCCGCTGAGGTCGCTACCGCTTCCGCTGAGCCCGAGCCCGAACCGGACGCCCAACTTTCAATTTTCGAGGAGGGTTAGAAAATGCGAGAAAGATCCGACGAAACCAAAAGGCAGAATTACCAACGCGCCGAGGCCGTAGCAATGCGGCGGATTATCGCCGAGCGAGGTTACACCCTCGCGATCGGCTGGACGGTCCCGCCCCTAACGGAAGCGGAGCGAACCCTAGACCTCGCCGCGCTCGCCGAGATTGAAAACAAAGATCGCAATCGGCCCTATACCTTTGCAGGGAAGGGCCTCGGCGACGTGAAACCCGCGAAACAAAAGGGCGAAGCCGGCAGGAAAGCCGAATACAAAAACCTAACCCTAGACGAAATCCAAGAAAGGGAGCGCGAGCGGAACCGCCGGCGGCACGATAAGGCCCGAGGCAAGGCCGCCACACCTGCGCCCGCTAAGGCCCAGCCGGCGCCCCTTCCTGAGCCCGAGGAAGCCGGCCCAGCCCGCGTCAAGCGCGCCGGCCTCGCCGTTCCGCTTTCCTACCAGGCAAAGGCGGAAGCCATCGCAGAGATCGCGGCGCGAGCGGCGGCCCTCGCCGAGTTGGAAAAGGCAGGCAAGGGGCGAAAGGTTCGCAATTCTGAAATCCGCCCCGAAGATTGCGGGGATAAGGAAGCCGCGCGCCGCGCCAGAATGCGGCTTAGATTTGAGGCAGATCCCGAAGCCGCCGAGGCCTACCGCGCGAAAAGGCGAGAATCGGATCGCGCTCGCCGCGCCCGTAGGGGAACCCCGCCCCGCCTTAACGCAAGGATCGAAGCCACCGGCTACGTTCCGCGCGGCAAGGGGGGCAAATGATATCAGACGCGCCAGGGATTCGAGCCATCGCGGAGCGCCTGCAATCCGTCAAATTCACGCCCGAGGAAGCCGCGCTAGCCATCGCCCTAGGCCTAGCCCTTGCCGCGCTCGCTTGGGCCTTCCTGAGCCCGAAGGGTGACAAATGAAAACCGCGATCCTTTCTAATCTTTCGCCGGCTTCCCTCGCCCTTATCTGCGCCGACTTGCCGCCGATCTGGGCCACCTGCGAAACCGACGAAGCCGCCGAATTTGATCGCTACGCCGCCGAGGTCGCCGAGCAAATGGGGCGCTTGCTACCATACGCCGCCGAGGGCTCGCCCCTGCTAGTGCTATGCGAAGATCCCCCCTTGAGGCCGAAGCCTGCCCCATCGCCAGGGGCGGCGATCTATCGCGCCCGCTCGGGCCGAACGGGTAGCGCCCTGCTAGAAGCCCGAACCGCCGAGGCAAAGGAAGCGGAGGCGATCGTAGTCGCCGAGCTGGGCAAATGGATCAACCGCGAAATTTACGCGCAAGGCGGCGACGGGGGCGCCGATTGCTACCTCGGCGCCATCCCGCTGGACGTGAAACATTCGCCCGAAGATTCCGAAAATCGCCATCTAGAGGTTATCGAAAGGGACCTAGACGATCGCACGATCTACATTCTCGCTTGCGGCCCCTGCGCCGAATTGAAGATCTCAGGCTGGGCCACCGGCGCCGAGCTTCGGGAGCGGGGCGAATGCGTAACCTATCCAGCCGATCGGAATGGGCCGCCCCGCCGCAAGTTTAGACTACATCGATCAACCCTGCGCCCCTTCGCTCGCCTGGTAGAAATCAGCGGGGAAACGAAGCGGGGCGAGCGCGTGCAAATGCCAGCCCGCCTAGCCCGAGGAATCAGCGGGGCAGGTTGGCACTATTGCGACACCATCCCCACGGCGACGCCGAGCGAGCCGCGGGCCTTCGCGCTGGTATTCACGCGGGGCCAGCCGGCCCGAGCCCTGCTAGAAGGCCTGCCCCGCTATGCGCCCGCCGCCGCGGAGCTTGTCGCCCGCCTAGACACCTTTGCAGGCAAGGGGCCAGCCTTCGCGGCCTATCCCTCGCCTTGGATTCTTGCGAGCCTGAGCCGCCGGCGCATTGTTACGCCCGCGGATCTGCAAATATTCTAGCGATCGTCCCGCTCCCGAACCGGCTCGGCGCCATAATATTCGGATTCAAGGCGAATAACCCGCCGATCGATATCGTGCAAATCGTCCCTAATCTTTCCGAATTCCTCGGGCGAAGGCTGGGCCGCGAGCTTGGCCCGAATTTCGGTTAGCTCGGCGCGCAATTCCTGCCATTCGGATCGGACGGTTTCAAAGGCAAAAGAGAGAATCACTAGCAGGGCCGTTGACGCCGCCGAGCCTAGGCCCTGAAATATGCGCCAAGCGAGCGGCACGCCGACAACCGCGCGGCTTGCCATCGTTTCGAGCGATTCCCGCCCCTCTCCGCTAGCCATCTGCGCCACCTGAGCGGGCCGCCTTAGCCGCTTCCTTTTCGAGCATTCGGATAACAGGGCTTTTCAATTCAACATTCCCCGCGGCAAGGCCCGAGACAACGCCGCCGAGCGCGAGCCATAGGGCCAGGGGAACAGCGGCAAGCCCGCCGGTCGCCGCGGTAGCCACGATCGGAATAACAGCGCCGAGAATCGCGCCAGCCGCAAGGCCCGCATTGATCTTGCCCTTGGAATGCGTCAATTTAAACATTTTTCACCTGCGCCGAATAGGCCGCCGATAGGGCGACGGGATCGAAAAAACCGAGCGTGCGGGGATCCGTCCAGCTTTGCGACTTGGAATAAACCCCATCGCCGTCGCGGGACCCCGCTTTGTTTGTATTGCCCTCTACCGTGGCAAATCCTGCGCCATCGGGCGAGGTTACGATCCCCGTATGGCCGCGCGTCCAGCGACGCCCGCGGGCCGCTTCCGCGTCGGCGACACTAGCCGCCCGAACCCAAATCCAGCCGGCCCGCACGCGATCCCGTTCGTGCGGATAGGCGAGGAATTCGGTCCCGCGGAGCTTTGTTTGCGCGTTAAAGAAATTCGTTACCGCTGAGGCCGTGGCCCAGCGTGGCGCCTTCGCGGCGCCGCTCGCTTCCCGCACTACCCAAGCGACGAAGGCCGCACACCACGGCGAGCCAGGGGACATTCCCGCGGCCT